GTTTGAGGACGGCCTGAAAAGGATGGACGACCTGGCCAATCGCAAGACCGGCCGTTCCGGCATCATCCTGCCCGACAATTACAATTTCCTGCTGCTGCCGGACCAAAAGACGCCGCAGCAGCGCCTCGCCGATCGCCAGCGCAACACGGTGCACTGATGAAGCTGATACCGGTCGAGAATTCCAGCAACGTCAAGGCGGTGGGCTATGACCCGCAGACCCGCGAGATGCGGGTGCAGTTCAATGGTGGCGCCATCTACACGCATGAGGGCGTGCCGCATGTCGAGCACGCCAAGTTTATTGCCTCGCCGTCGAAGGGCACGCACTATCACCAGAATTTCCGCGGCAAGTTCGGCGTCAAGAAGCTAGGGCCGCTGTAATGGAGGGCGACCGCGCGATCACGCCGGAAGAGGCAATTCTTGGTGTTGAGCGGCCAACGCCCGAGCAGGAAGCCGAAGCCAAGAAGGTCCAGGAGGAAAAGGCCGAGGTGCGGCGCCGCTTCCTGCTGGGCCTGATTCACAATGAGCTTTTCCGGGAATGGCTGATGGCGCACCTGCTGGCGTTCCAGACTTTCTCTCAGCCCTTCGGCGTCAGCCCCGCCGGATTTCCGGACCCGATGGCAACGCAATTCCACATGGGCATGAAGGCCGCCGGCTGGACGCTGTGGGAGGAATTCGACAACCTGGCGCCGGAAATGGCCTCGCTGATGCGCCGCGAGGCCACCCAGGCTAAGACCTAACCATCGGCCACGGGCCTAGCGGTTTTGGCCAGCATCACCATTTCATAGCTGACGATATCGGCAAGGATGCCATGCCAGGTTTCCGCCGCGAGCGGCCCATCGCGTAGATCACTCCCACGATGATGCTGCTCACCTGCCCGCGGCTTTCTGCATTGAGAGGTGCAGCCCAAATAGCCGTCGTCCAGGCCCATGACCGCAGGCCATACCGACACCTGGCCGTCTGGCGCTATTTCGATAATGCGGTCTTGGCGGTCCATCAGCTTTTCGATTTCGGCGATGGATAGTTTTTCAGAGCCAGCCACCGCCCCAGGTGCCTTTACCTTGATGGCTGTGGGCTCTCTTGCGGTAATCGCGTAGCAGTTGTTGTCGGTGTAGATGCAGAAGCGGAATTCGCCGGGGTCCGAAACTCGCCTCTCGATGTGGGTGTCGATGGCGGAGAAGCGGCTCAGTTCTGCAAGCCAAGAGTGGAACTGTTCGAGATTGGCCATAACGGCCTCCTTTGTTGCAAAGGCCAGGGCGATAACCGTCCCGGCACCTGTCAGGTATCAGATTGTCTGATCCTTTGCACGCGCCTCATCGATAAGGCGCCGCGCCACATCGCTCCGCCATAGGCCGAGCCGCGCTGCCATCGTGTCCAGAAAGGTGACGTGCGCGACGGCAATCGAAAAGTGCTTGCGGATTTTCACTGTCCTGCGCCCGTTGGGCGGTGCATCACCGGCCGCGGCATCCGCCAAAACTTTCTCCAGCGCGTGGGACAAAGGAATGTCGTCGCGGTCGGCGATGTATTCGAGATATTGGACGTGCTGGGTGCGCAACGTCAGGTCCGTCGTCATCCTGGACGGTTTGCCTGGTGCTGGATCGTCGCTGGAAATGGTCACCGGTTGCCCATTTGATTTGCGTTCCAGTACCACATTCCCGCCGCGCCACAAAATCTTGTGCTAGTCCTGCCGTCATGGCCGAGGAAATTCCCGTTGCAGCCGCCCCAGAACCAGTAGCCGCACCGGCTGCTGCGCCTGCCGCGCCCGCCCCGGCCGTCCTCTCCGAAGCTCCTCCCGCCGCCGAACCCGAAGCCCCAGCCGCACCTGCGCCAGAAGCACCGGCAGCGGAAGCGCCGGCCGCAGAACCTGCGGCGCCAGCCGCCGAAGCGCCCGCGCCCGCCGCGCCTGCCGAAGGTGAGAAGCCCGCAGCCGAAGCCGCCCCCGCAGCGGAAGCGCCGGCCGTCGAAGCCCCGAAATATGCCGAGGTTCTGAAAGTCCCGGATGGCATGACCATCGCCCCGGACCAGCTCACCGGCTATTCCGACCTGCTGGGCAAGCACAACCTTTCGCCCGAGGTCGGGCAAGAACTGATGGATTTCGGCGCCGGCATCATCAAGCAGGCCGAAGAGAAGATGACCCAGCGCCAGGTCGACGTGTTCACGGAGACGCGCCGCGGCTGGGTGCAGGACGCGCAGAAGCAGTTCGGCAACAAGTTTGACACCACCGTCAACGACGCAAAGTTCGCCATCACCCAGTTGGTCCCGGACAAAAAGGCCCGCGCCGAACTGTGGAATGTTCTCGCCTTCACCGGCGCCGGCGATCATCCCGCGGTCATTGGCGCCATGGCCGCCGCCGCCAAGATTCTCCGGGAGCGCGGTGCGCCCGGCAAAGGCCTTCCCCAGAATGGTGCCAAAACCGGTTCCCCCGCGGACCGGCGCTACGCACCCAAGAGTTAAACCGAGGAGCTGACCAATGGCGACAGGCGCCCCCTTTACCCTTGTTGACCTGGCCCGCAGAACGGACCCGACCGGCGATGCCGCCGATGTGGCGGAGCTGCTGTCCCAGGCCAACGAAATCTATGACGACCTGGTCTGGAAGGAAGGCAACACCAACACCGGCCACGTCTACACGGTCCGCACCTCGATCCCGGGCGGCTGGTGGCGCTATATCGGCCAGGGCGTGCCCATGTCCAAGAGCACGACCGCCCAGGGCCGCATCAACTGCGGCATGCTGGAGGACCAGTTCACGGTCGACCGCAAGATCCTGGAAATGGCCCAGGACCAGAACAAGTTCCGGTACGAGGAGGACAATGCCCACCTGGAAGGCATGTCCCAGACCGTCGCCGGCCAGTTCGTGTACGGCAATGCCCTGTCCAATCCGGCCAGCTTCACGGGCTTTGAAGCCTTCTACAACACCGTCAACCCCGCGACCGCCGACAATGCGGCCAATGTGTTCGATGGCGGCGGCACCGGCTCCAACAACACGTCGCTGCTGCTGATCGGCTGGTCGCCGCGCTCCATCTATGGCGTCACCCCCAAGGGTTCGGCCGCCGGCCTCAAGCTGGAGCCGCTGGATTATACCCAGTTGGCGTATGACAACCTGGGCAATCCCTATCGCGCCGCCGTCACCTGGTTCAAGCAGGAAGCCGGTTTCTGCGTCGAGGACTGGCGCTGGGGCGTTCGCATGTGCAACCTGGACGTCACGGGCGCGGGCCTGGGCGGACCCAATCCCTTCGATATCTTCGCCACCCTCTCCAAGTGCGTGCTGCGCCTGCCGAAGATGGCCCGCAGCGTGTCCAACGTCACCGAGACGGACGCCAAGTCCGAAATGGGCATGGTCGTGCGCCCGGCCATCTATGCGAACCGCACCCTGCGCGGCTTCATGGATATCCAGGCGATCAGGGACAAAAATGTGTTAATTTCTCCGAAAGACTTCGCTGGATTTCCCACCGAAAACTATCGCGGTGTTCCGATCAGAATAATGGACCAAATAAAAAATTCTGAATCGAGGGTCACGTAATTCGTGCTAACATGCTGTCCTGATTTGCAAAACAGGACGGCAATATGGTCAAGAAGTGGTCCGATCTTTCGGACGAGCAGAAGGAACGGAAGCGTGTACGGACTAGGGCAGCATCAAAGAAACGAAAGGCAGAGCGCGCAATCGCTGCTGGCCGCGTTCCTGGTGTTGTTGGTGGCCCTCGCAAGCTTTCTGACGATGAGCGGGCCGAACACCAGCGTGCCAATGCTGTTCGCTTTCGCGACAAGCATCGTGATCGCGTTCGCGCTTCTGATGCTGAGCGCAAGCGTGCTGAGCGTCGCGAGCGCGCCGCTGCGAAAGGGCTACCGCTTCTCAAACCCGGTCAGCGCCATTCTGTTCTTGCTCTATCCGACGAAGAAAAGCTTGCTCGCAAAAAGAGCCGCTATGGCCAGTATCGCCGCAACCATCCTGAAAAAGATCGTGCTTGCCAGCGCCGGACTTATCTCGCCAGCAAGGAGAAAGTTAACGAACGCAGCAAACTTCGGCTTAAGAAGTTCAAGGCTGAGAAGCCGGACGAATTTCGAGCGCGCCGTGCGGCTGTTGATGGGAAGCGCCGCGCTAGAAAGAAAGGCGGCGGCGGTTCTTTCACACACAAAGATGTTGAATGGCTATGGCGCCACCAAAAAGGCAAGTGCGTTTTCTGCCTACTGCCTCTCGTCCGTGGCAAATTCCATGTCGATCATCACGTCCCGCTTGCTCGCGGCGGATCGAATGATCGGAAAAATCTTCGGTTGCTTCACAAGAAATGCAACCTGCAAAAATCTTGGCGCGATCCAATCGACCATGCCCTGGAGAACGGCATGCTTTTTTGGTGACCTCTCTCTTGAAGGAGAACTCCGTTGATCCTTGACATCAATACGCTGCTCAGCAGCAACCAGGCGCTGACGGTCACCGCCGTTTCCACCGGCGTCTACGACGTGGCGGGCCTGGGCGTGAATGTCCCGGCGACCAACATCACCGGCATCGCCAACGGCGCCGCCGCTCCGATGGGCAACGATATCGGCACCGGCGGCCCCAGCAGCGCCTCCCCGCCCCAGCTTGGCGTCATCGTCGGAACCGCCTTCGCCGCGGCCGGTGCGGCCACCATGCAGATCCAGCTCCAGGCTGCGGTCGATGCCGGCAACGGCGTCCCGGGCGCCTGGGACACGATCGTGGAAACCGACACCATCGCCGTTGCCCTGCTGACCGCCGGCGCCATGCCGGCCAAATTCGTGGTTCCGGAGCGCTACCTGGGTCAGGGCTTCCCGCGCTTCTATCGCCTGAACTATGTCATCGCCACCGGCCCGATGCTCACCGGCAGCATCGTGTTCGCGGGCCTGCTCACCGGCCTGGACAGCAACCCGCTGTACCCCGCCAACTATTAAGGATCAGCCCATGGCCTTGTCCAAGAAGCAGATCGCCGACATGATTTCCCGCTACGATGGCGGGAAAGGCGAAGGCACCAGCGCCCTGGGCGATGCCTTCGACGTGGCGCCCTCGACGGTCCGCTATCACCTCAAGGCAGCGGGCGTGTTCAACCCCAATGCCGACGAACAGCCGCTGAGCCAGACCGACAAGGAACTGGGCATCGGCGAGGAAACCGCCGGCGATCAGTCTGCCGCCCAGATGGCCGCGTTACTGGCCAATCCGGCGATGCAGAAGTTGATCGATGCCGCCGTGGCCGCGCGCCTGACGCAGATGGGCGCTCCGGCTCCCGTCGCCGGAAGCCAGACGGACCAGATGGCCGCCTTTACCGCCAGCCTGGCGCACCTGATCGAGGTGCAGTCCATGCAGCAGGCGGGCTACATCAAGCCCCTATCCGCCGCCGAAGTGGACAGCCGCGCCGCCGGTTTGGTGGAGATGAAGGCCCTGCTCAAGGAATTCGAGGCCAAGGGCACGCCGCCGGAATGGATCGTCGGCGAGTCCGGCTTCTTCGAGTGCACCAATGCCCTCGAATTCATGCCGGGCCAGACCATCCGCACCTTCCTGCCGCCGGTGGAAGATTTCATTCCCAACAACGCCCAGGCGGAAAAGGTCCAGGCTGCCATGCTGCAGTGGATCGGCGGCCATACCCCCGGCATTGGCGAGCAGGTTGAGGCCGCCATGCGGGCCAATAACCAGAGCGCCCCGCTTGTCACCGGCACCCTGCAGCCGCATGGCCAGCCTCGGCCGGTCGAGCTGGTCGCGTCTCAGGCCAAGGCCGCGCCGCGCAAGCGGGTGGCCGGATCGATCGTCCCGGAACGCCACGACGTCTCGCTTGCCGAGCGCGCCAGCGGTCCCCAGGGCCCCGTGTTCGTCGGCGATCGCGCCGTAGCGTAAAAGGACAGAGGCGATGCAGGAAACCTACAATTCGGGCACCCAGCCGATCACCGCAGCACTTGCTGGCACGGAAAAGATCGTGCTGGACAATGGCGGCGCCGTTATCGCCACCGCGACTGCTGCCCAAATTGCGGCCCTGGGTTCATCCGGCGTGCCGGTGGCGAACACTCCCATCGCCACGGTGGGCAATGGCGTTCTGACCGCCGCCGCCATCGTCGGAGGCCTTATCACCCGCACCGGTCCCGTTGCTGCGTTTTCGGACACCACCGCGACCGCCGCCCAGATCATCGCCGCCCTGCCATCGCCGTTTATTGGCCAATCCTTTGAGGTGACGATCAAGAACGGCACCGCCTTCGCGGAAACGCTGGTCGCGGGTGCGAATGTCACTCTGCCTACCACCGTCGTGATCCCGCCGAATTCGGTGGGCATCTATCTGGTGACGGTCACCGGCGCCAACGCCGTATCGTT